GATGGCACTGAGAACGCGGTCGGCGTGCTCGCCGCTGACGTGGACGCGACCCTGATCGACCGGGAAGACGCGCTGCTGATCTCCCGCCACGCCATCGTCGCCAGCCATGCCCTGGTGTGGCCGGTCGCCATCACCCCTACCGAGAAGGCCACTGCGATCGCTCAGATCGAAGCGCGTGGCGTCCTCGTCCGAACCGCCGCCTGAATTAGGAGACAACCATGCAGAACCCCTTTACCAATCCCGCGTTCTCGATGGCGGCGCTCACGGCGGCCATCAACATTCTCCCCAACCGGTACGGCCGAATCGAGGATCTCGGCCTGATGCCGGCCAAGCCCGTGCGCCAGCGACAAGTCATCGTCGAGGAGATGAACGGCGTACTGAACCTGCTGCCCACACTGCCGCCGGGTGCCCCGGGCACGGTGGGTGTACGCGGCAAGCGCACCCTGCGTTCGTTCGTGATCCCGCACATCCCGCATGACGATGTCGTCCTCCCGGAGGAGGTTCAGGGCATCCGCGCCTTTGGCTCGGAGACTGAAACAGAAGCAGTCGCGGGCGTCATCGCGCGCCACCTGGAGACCATGCGCAACAAGCACGCGATCACGCTGGAACACCTGCGCATGGGTGCACTCAAGGGCGTCATCCTGGATGCCGATGGCTCCGTGCTGTACGACCTGTTCGACGAGTTCGACATCACGCCGCAGACCATCGCCTTCGATCTCGGCAACGCCGGCACCAATGTGAAGGCGAAATGCCTCGCGACCCTGGCCGCGATCGAGGACAACCTCAAGGGCGAATTCATGACCGGTGTGCACTGCCTGTGCTCGCCCGAGTTCTTCGCCGCCCTGACCGGTCATGCCAAGGTCGAGAAAGCGTTCGAGAACTGGCAGCAGGGCGCCATCCTGATCAACGACGTGCGCCGGGGCTTCACCTACGCCGGCATCACCTTCGAGGAGTATCGCGGGCAGGCAACCGATCCCACCGGCACCACCCGTCGCTTTATCGCGGCTGGCGAGGCCCATGCCTTCCCGCTGGGTACGGTGGATACCTTCGGCACCTACTTCGCGCCGGCTGACTTCAACGAGACGGTCAACACCATCGGGCAGACGCTCTATGCCAAGCAGGAGCCGCGCAAGTTCGATCGTGGCACCGACCTGCATACCCAGTCCAACCCGCTGCCCATGTGCCACCGCCCGGGTGTGCTCGTGAAGCTGACGGTGTGATGTTGCGCATCGAGGACTTCTATGAGGCCGCTAGCCGGTCTGGCTTGCTGGTGGATGCGGAAATCGATGGCCACACCATCGCTGTCGATTTCCGCTCTCCGGACGAGAGCGTCCTCGACGGGCTCGCCCTGTCTGCCGACTACACGATCCGCTTTCCAGCCTCGGTGCTGCCTGCCCTGGCAGCGGGTAACACCGTGTCCATCGCTGGCAACACGTATCGCGTCCGCGATATCCGCAGCATCGGCGACGGCAGCGAACGCCGCGCTTCACTCTCTCGACTCTGAGGACTCCGGCTCATGAACTCCATCCGCGAGCGCATCTTGCGGGAGGTGGTTGCGCGCCTCACTGCCGGGGTGGCGCCCACGCCGGTACTGAGGTTTCCGACCGTACCGGTGGCGCGCGAGGCCAGCCCCGCGCTGCTGTTATTTTCCGAAGGCGACAGCATCACCGCGCATGCCAACAACCTCGTCGACCGGCTGCTGATGGTGCGTTTGGTAGCCGTGGCTCGTGGGGACGATGCCTTCGATCAAGCCGATCTGGCCGTCGTCGCCGCCCACGCAGCCCTGATGAGCGACACCAACCTTGGCGGTCTGGCTCTGGCCCTGCGCGAGGTGGATTGCGAGTGGGACCCGGAGGACGCCGACGCCGGAGCCGTGGCGCTGCCTGTTCGCTACGAGATCCGCTACCGCACCCACGCACTTGATCTGACCCGACCTGGATAGCCCGACATGAACATCGAACTACTGAAACCCCATACCCATGCCGGCGTTAGCTTCGCGCCGGGCGATCTGCTCGTCCTCGACGAGGCCGCTGCACGCTGGCTGATCGATGCCGGCGTCGCCAAAGCCACCGACAGCATCGATGAGCCGATCGGCACACCTCAACCCACTGCACGCAAGGGAGACTGACCATGCCTTACTTTTCTGGACAAGGGCGCGTTTACATCGGCGCCCGCGACATCACCGGCAAGCCCCAGGGTTTGAGCTACGTGGGCAATGTGCCCGAGCTCAAAGTCTCTCTCTCGGTGGAAACCTTGGAACACCAGGAGTCCACCAGCGGCCAGCGCCTGACCGACCTGCAGCTGATCAAGACCAAGAAGGGTGAGTTCGCCTGCACGCTGGAAGAGCTGATCGCGGTCAACCTGGGCTTGGCGCTGTACGGCACGACCACCGACCAGGTCAGCGGTACGGTGACCGCCGAGGTGCTGCCTAACCCCGTCACCCTTGGCAGTCTCTACCTGCTGGCCAAGCAGAACGTCTCGACCGTGGTGGTCAAGGATTCCACCGCCACCCCCAAGACGCTGCCGGCAGGCCAGTACACCCTCAACGCCAAGCATGGTTCGCTGGCGATCAACGACAAGACCACCGGCGGCCCCTACGTGGAGCCGTTCAAGGTGGACTACGCCTACGGCGCGGCCCAGAGCACGGCGATGTTCACCCAACCGCTGCCCGAGCGCTGGGTGCGCTTCGAGGGACTGAACACGGCTGACGGCAACCGCGAAGTCGTGATCGATCTCTACCGCGTGGCAATCAATCCGGCCAAGGAGCTTTCGGTCATCACCGACGAACTGCTCAAGTTCGAGCTGTCGGGCCAGGTGCTGGCCGACACTCTGAAGCCTGCCGCCGGCGATCTTGGCCAGTTCGGCCGCATCGTGCTGCTGTGAGGTGAGTGATGAACGACTTCGACGCGTTTCCACCCACCCCGCTGACCTTGGAAATCGCGGAGATCGTGCTGGCGATCACGCCTATTCGCATCGGCGAGATCCCGGCGCTGCTCGCTGCGGTTCGACCCTTCGCGCACCGATTGGTCGACGGCGATCCGGACTGGCTGGCGCTCCTGGCGGACAACGGCGACGCGCTGATCACGGCAATCGCCGTGGCCTCACGCCGTCCCCAGGAGTGGGTCTCAGGGCTGGCGATGGACGACGCCATCCGACTGGCCACCGCCTTGTTTGAGGTGAATGCGGATTTTTTCGTGCAGCGGGTGGTGCCGACGATCCAGCACGCCGCCGCCCGGATCAACGCTCAAATGAGCGGTCCCTTGGCTGGGCTCACGCCATCCACCGTTTGATCCATGCCGGACACCGGCTGCCGGATGTCCTGGACTACACGCTCGCGCAGATGACTGCGTTTCTCGATGCCGAAATGCATCGTGACCGTGAGCACGCCAGTCTGCTTCTTGGGGTGACGGCGGTGGCCAGCCAAGGCGACAAGCGATCCATCGAACGGCTACAGCGGGAGCTCGATCGTGAAGATTGATCTGACCGCCTCAGGACTGTTCGATGCTCGGCAATTCAATGCCTGGTCCACCGAGCGCCGCGATGCCATCCGGGCGGCGCTCAAGCGCGGTATGCAATCCGGTGGCCGCGAAGTACGCGACGCGGCACGCACGCAGATGCGCGGTGCCTTCAACGTCAAGCGCAGTAGCTTCGTCTCCTCAATGCAGGCCAAGGTGCTGGACAAGAAGACCGATCGCCTGCCGGCCTTGCTGGTGGGCAGCAAGATCCCCTGGCTGGGTCTGCACGAAAAAGGCGGAACAGTCTCCGGAAATCTGCTGATACCGCTGCTTCCCGGACGGATCGGGCCTAAGCGCTTCAAAGCGGTGGTCGACGGCTTGATGCGATCGGGCAACGCTTTCTTCGTCGAGAGGAACGGCAAGGTCATCTTGATGGCCGAGAACATTCGCGAGAACGCATCCCAGCTCACTCGCTTCAAGAGGGCCGAGCGCGCTCGCACCGGTGCCAAACAGGTCAAACGCGGTCAGGAAGTTCCGATCGCCGTGCTGGTCAAGTCCGTCTCCCTCAAGCGGCGGCTGGACCTGACCGGAGCTGTCCAGCGGTCCCTGCCGCGTTTGGCAGGCGCAATTCAGAAAGAACTGGCGAAATCCTGATGGCCAACAACCGCGCACAACTGCTGATCACCGCCGTCGACCAGACCCGTGGCGCCTTCGATTCCATCAAGCGCAATCTGGGTGACCTGGGCAACGCGGCGCGATCCATCAATGGATTGCTCGGCACGCTCGGCCTTGCCGTATCGGCGGCCGGTCTCGGCGCGATGGTCAAGGCCTCGCTCGACTCGGCGGACTCGCTGTCCAAGCTGTCGCAGCGGGTCGGGATCACTGTCGAGTCGCTTTCCACCCTGATCCCAGTCGCGGATCTCGCCGGCGTCTCGGGAGAAAAGTTCGAAGGTGGCTTGCGCAAGCTCGCCACCCGCATGCTGGATGCGGCCACCGGATCGGACGAGGCAGCGCGAGGATTCGCTGCGGTCGGCGTCTCCATTCAGAACCAGGACGGAACGTTGCGCGCGACGGATCAGGTCCTGCTCGACCTGACCGACCGCTTCAAGGCAATGCCCGATGGTGCCCAGAAGACCGCGCTCGCGGTGGATCTCTTCGGCAAATCGGGCGCCGACCTCATCCCGTTCCTCAACCAGGGGCGTGATGGCGTCGAGGCGCTGACGACGGAGTTGCAAGCCCTGGGCGTGCAGATTGGTGGCGACACCGCTGCACAGGCCGAGGTGTTCAACGACTCGCTCGCCAAGGTGCGACTGGCGATCACCAGCATCGGCAACCGAGTGATCGAAGCATTCCTGCCGGCCATGAACGACATGGCCAACGGGATGGTGGAGTCGGCCAAACAAGGAGGCTCGCTTCGCGCGATCCTGGATGGCGTGGTGCTGGTCTTGAAAACCCTGGCGCTGGGTGCCGCCACGGTAGGCAAGGCATTCGTAGCGCTGGGCGAAGCGATCGGGGCTGGCATGGCGGCCGCTGTCGAGGCGCTATCCGGCAACGTGTCCGGTGCCAAAGCCATCATCACGGAACTCAAGGGCAGTCTGGTCCAGCGTCTGGATGAGCTAGCCAATTTCCGTGACAGCCTATTCGATCCTAAGCCAATTGAGGTACGGGCGCCGGCGATTGTTGCCGATCCCACTCTGATCGACCGGCTGCGGCCTACCGGACGGGCAAGCGGCGACAACGGGGCCGCAAGACTGGCGCTGGCCAAGGCACAGGCGGATGCCGAGCTAAAGCTGCTTAAGGATGCGCT